ACCATACGTAGCTATTAATAAAGTAGAAATCAATCCTGAAAATATCAATGATGGTTCATTTGATTTAGATTACAATGATAAGTTTGTGTTAAATCTTATTAAGGCAGGTTATAAGCAACGAGATGACGATACTGATGTAATCATAGTAGATAGGTGGTTTCAAACAGTCTGTAGAAATATAGCTTTGGAAATGTATGAACAACAGGTTGCTGATCCGGAAAACCGTGACGCAAGAGTTATTCGTACAAAGGATTTAGGTAACGGAAGGACAGAGGTAAGTTAATGTTTAATAATATTTCGTTGAATAATCCGGATTTTTATTTTGATTTGGGATCTATAGATCATCACACCAAGATATATCAAATTTTACGTGATAATCAAATCAGTAAAATGTACGTTTATGCTGTTATGTATAGAAAAAGTTTTATTGAACATGAATTTTTGAAGATTGGTCAAAGTTGTCCAGAACCCGGTGAGGATACTGAAAAGGCTGTAGGCGAACGTTTAGGTAGACAACTTGCTTGGTTTGATGGATGGGGTTATGAAAAGTCAAAAAGCTCCCATGGCGCAGATTTTTATTTCAACACAATGACTGAAATTAAAAATGGTAATTTACCTGACTATTTGAATGATAAAAAATACTTAAGTATAGGTGTGTGGAATATTGATAGTAGGGCACCTACAGTAAGTAGTTTTATTCGTAAAGACCGAGATATGACTGAATGGGTTGAAGGAGAATTAGCAAATCAACATAAAAAACAAAAACATTGTTTGCCCTTACTCAACTATAAAGACCCTACAAGGAATTATTCTTATGTTAATTGTAATGTAGATATGAAGCATTTTTCAACGTTATTTTCCTATTACTCAGAGAATTTGTTGTAAAAATACAACAAACTAAAATTTGACATTAAATGGATTTGGCTATACAATAGAGACTTATTAACTTAATTCAAGGTTTTTTATGGCAACGTCTAAGCTTACAAAAGATGCTATTAAATTCAACAAAGTTGTCAATGCCGCGGCAGCTACAACTTATAACACATTCCCGTTTATTTTTACAAAACCCAAAGCAGTTAAAATGTTGCGTCAAATTGTACATCGTTTGAAGCGCAAAAAAGGTCAGTATAATGAAGCAAGTATTGAAGATAGACTGACTCAACTATTTGATCCCAGCAACGGATCATGGCACAAACATATTGCCGCTCTTGTTAAGAAAGGTACTAAGTATGACCGTAGTTTACGTTTAAAATTTGCAATGGTCAAGCTGAAAGATATCTTTATTGATGATGATATCCAACGTGATTTGGACGTCAAACATTTGGTGAAGATTGCAAACTTGAATCGTTTTCGTGTTCAATTTATGTCTGCTATTCAAGGAACTAAAGAAGTTGGCAATTGGAGATTCCATTCAACTAACGCACAACATACTGTAGTGTTAGAAGCCGCAATTGCATATCATGGGTTGTGGGATGGTTATGACGGTGATTGGCAAGAACTAGAAGTTCCCTTTACATATATTGAAACGGATGACCGTTCATTTGCACGACAACAATTTGATGTGTTTAATGGTAAATACTCTAAGCCAATCGGCCCATACGATCATCACAAGATTGAGGTCTTGTCGTATCGTGTTGATGGCAATATGGATACTGAGTACAAAGAAGCACACGAATTGCAACAGATTTGTGAGGATAATGGGTTTGAGCCTTTGTCAGGTGATGAGGATGAGAATCGTGGTCATCCCAAATCTATCTCACATGTTAGTGCAATGCGTAAGTACAAAGGTAGGCCCTTGCATTGGGAATTCATTTTGAAAACTCATGCTAAGTACTGGCCCAACACTGAACTTCATGGTATGGAAATTGACTTGTATGGTTTCATGTACGAATATTTCAAAGTTAAAATGAAGGCTGATGTTAATTCTAAAAACTTTGAGAAAGAATTCTTAGATCCCTTCCATGCAGTTATTCAAACTTGTTTTAGCACTCCTGAAATGTTGAGTAGCGAAAGTGCAAACACATTCAAACGCTGGTATGCTAAGACTTGGGATGTTAGTGTTGATGAATCACCGGTTGACGCACAGGCATCATTTGTGTTGTTGATGAAAATGTATCGTAACTTGGGCGGTACTCATCAACTACCCGAAATCGTAGATTTGTATGACAACTCTAAAGCCGGTGACTTAACTAAGTACTTGCTCGCACCAGTTAAGAAAGCAATGAAATTATGAATGGATGTTTTTTATACATTATTGTAACGGCTCACTATATTAAATACGGTAGTGAGTTTGTACAATTGTTGGGATATGGTATTACTATCAACCCCAAGAAACGATCTAAACAATATAGCGACCATACCGGTGTTGAGCAAGAGTTTTGTTATTTGTTTTATGGACAAACAATGCACATTAAGGCATTGGAATCTATTATCAAACAACGTGTTGCTAGTAAATGTCACAAAATTTACGGAGAACCTGTTGAATGGGTTAGCCCTAAAGCTAAGATGACTGTAGATGAAATGGTTACCCTTGTCAAGGACACTATTGACCAGCAAGGATTTCCTATCAAAATGTTGAAAGATGATTTCTTGCCTTTCAATAATTTGGAACATCATCGTAAGATTACAGTCAAAGAACTCAATGCTAATCCAGACTTATACTTGGTGTAAATGTTTGGATTAGTTGACATAAACTAAATAGTAGTATATAATAGATATATGACACAAAAATACGCACTAATTGATACCGCAAATACTTTCTTCAGGGCACGGCATGTTGCGTCACGCAATAGCACAACAGAGGAAAAGATAGGCATGGCCTTACATCTGACATTAGCAAGTGTCAATCAAGCTGTAAAACGTTTTGGCATTGACCACTGCGTTTTTTGTTTAGAGGGTAGAAGCTTCCGCAAAGATACATATGCTCCTTATAAAAAGAATCGTGTAGTTGATGCTATGTCTATTACTGAAGCAGAGGCTGAAGAATCAAAAATGTTTTGGGAAACATACGCAAAATTTACTCAATATATTTCAGAAAAGACCAATGTAACTGTCTTGCGACACGAACGTGCTGAAGCAGATGATATGATTGCTCGCTGGATTCACATGCATCCAGCAGATTCACACTGGATAATTTCCACGGATAGCGATTTTCAACAATTAGTAGCGCCAAATGTTAAAATTTATAATGGGGTAACTAACGAGTTAATTACACTTCAGGGATATCTCAAAGAAAATGGTAAGCCAGTTCTTGATAAGAAAACTAAAGAACCCAAACTACTAGAAGATCCTGAGTATATACTTTTCCGCAAAATATGCCGGGGAGATCCTGGCGATAATATTTTTGCGGCCTATCCCGGAGCCAGAGAAAAAGGCACTAAGAATAAAGTTGGCATTCTTGAAGCGTTCCAAGATCGTCATAAGATGGGCTACAACCACAATAATTTTATGCTTTCTCGCTGGATTGACCATGAGGGCAATGAAATACGAGTTAGGGACGCATTTGAAAGAAACCGAGGCTTGATAGATTTGACAGCACAACCCCAAGAAATCAAAGATGCTGTGGATCAACGTATCCGTGAAAGTGTACGGGTTGAGACTACACCTCACGTAGGAATTCATTTTATGAAATTCTGCGGCCGGTATGATTTGGTCAAGCTTAGTTCACAAGCGGATTCGTATGCGACATGGTTAAATGCACCATATAAAGGAAGTTTAGTATGAGTGAACGAATTAAAGAATTGATTGAACAAGTAGGGACCGACGTAAGTGGTAAATGGATGAACGTTGATAATTCAGAAAAATTCGCCGAATTGATTGTTCGGAAATGTGCTGATATTGCTGATACTGCGGAACCATTCCTTGCTTCGGATTTAATTAAACAACATTTTGGAGTTGAATAATGACAAGAGATTATAAAAATTTACAATATATTTTAAACAAAACACCAGATGAATTATATGAGTGGTGGAATACATTAGATGATGAGGATCAAGCATATGCTATGGAAATCATTGTAGAATATCGTAAAATGCTAGATGAACCACTAGTAGAGGATTTGTCTTTAGCACATAGTGTACTAAAACAGTTTATGTTATAATGCCAACACTAGCAGAATATTTCAAAGCTAACCGATATTCGGGTAAATACAGTATTGGTGATCGTGTTATTGGTAAATGGAATAAGATTCCTTTTGTTGGCACGGTGGGTAATGATACACTAATTAATGAAATTGAAGGGCCGAGAATCAGTGTACATTTAGATTTGCCTATCAAATACAAAAATGTAGTATATAATATTTTACTTGTTAAACACAAAGACATAAGGTTATTCACATGAGCACCATATCCGCACCCACTCCCTTACTTAATTATACCTTACGGTATAATATGTTAAAAGATATCATAGAAGCAACAAAGAAAACTGATATTAAACGGGATGATAATCGGGAAAAAGATAAAATATTAAGTATACAAGCAGATAAACGTATGGATCAACATAGATTGTTTTTAGAAAGCATACAGGAAGTTAAACGATATGAATCGTTAAAACTTACAAAAGAATATCAGGAGTACCAATATCTATATAGTTTGGGTACAAAGGTTGACAAATACATTTAATGATGTTACACTTACACAGAGGAATAAAAATGACTAAAACACTAATTGCAAAACCCGTAGTTAAAAATCAATTTTGGATTGTTACAGATGGCAAAGAAAAGGTCGGTAATGTATTAGCTGATGGTTCTGGCTTTGAAGTTAAATTGAATGGTAATAAAAGCCATTATAAAAATACTACAGCTATCAAACGTAAGACAAATATTGAATTTGAAACTGTACAAAAAGCAGATAAAACTAAACACGACTTGCCCTTTAAGGTATATCCTACAACAGGTACAGTGTTCAATAGCATGTTAGATATAAAACGTAAATTACATTTGTTTACTACAGGTATTAAAAGTAAGTGCTATCATGCCGCAGGATGGTTTGTAATTCAACAGGGAAGTGAAAAAACAACAGTTTTTTGTCCTAAATACATCTTTATTGAGCGTTATCCATATCAAGGTCCGTTTAAAACAGAAGATGAAGCAAAAAGCATGATAAATAACTGATGATACATATTAAGCGATTCGTGGATAAAGTAACCCTGATTGAAGGCAAACAGGGAAGAGATGTGGTTATTCCCATAAGTGAAGCCCGCGGATTGCGTGATGAGTTAACTAAATTACTTGTAGATAACTATGAACTTTTACAGAATACAAACAAAGTAGAACCAATATTTCAAGTAGAGATGAACGGTGGTAGATTTTAATGAGTAGAACACAACCTAAAATATTACTTGAATTAGTAGACAAAGTAACATATAAATGTGACCAGATTGTAGAGGCTGCGGGTATATGGGCTGTATTTTTTGACGGTCAACCTATCAATTTAAAAAGCCAACATTACTTAGACAACGAAGCAACACCTAAGTATAAAAAGACTAGCTTTAGTAACCCAGGACATGCACGTAATCTATGTCGTAAATTGAATGTACAATTCAAAACAGATAAGTTTACCGTAGTCTTTATGAATTCCGGTAGAGTTGTCTACCCAGATGAGTAAGCGTAAGACACTTAAAGAAACTATAACAGAAGTTGTATTGGCTCAACTTCCTGATTCATTAATTCAAGAAAAAAACAGTTCGGTAGATAAACTACTTTTTAAATGGTGGATGACTGGGCGCCAAGACGGATTGCGTTTAACTGATGTAGGTGATCTAGCATTTAGAACAGCAGAAATAGAATTCTATCAGTATGAACTCAAAATACAGCCTGAAACTCAATATCATGCTTACATACTAGAACTTAATAAAAAAATCAAATGCCCCTATTATATGGGATTAAATAAACTTGAAAAAAGAAGTTTCCCCTACATACGATTTTATGACAGTAAAATTGCCATGATGATAAGTTTATATGGAAATGTAAATGAATATTTAGATAGCATAAAGGTAAAAAAATGACAGAAAAGAAAAACCCAAATCCATTTATTAATTTAGCTAACGAAGCTAAAAAGAAAAATACACCAATGTTAACAGGCAAAAAGTCTGAACAGAAAGTTCCAAAGCCTAGTAAAGGTTTTGGAGGTGCAAGTGTTGTTCGTAGAACGGGTAGAGGTGGTTAATACCGCTGACCCTCATTACGCATACGTTTAATGAAGTTTAAATAGGTGCTACATATTCCATAGCATCTTAAATGTACTGTACTAAGTAATCCACGATCCTTAATTTCAGGAAGCGCAATGATACTAGTATCATTTACCGGTACAGTACCGGGTGTCCATAACTTATTGCTACTAGTTAATGCATTTACATTAGGATTAGGTTGATAAAAATAGTTTGGATAATTTTTTAATGGTTGTGTAGTAAACCAGTCGTATGTTTCCTGATTCCCAGATTTAATCCAAAAACGATTACCCTGTAGATATTTGTCAGTTACTGGAATAGGTGCAGCTTCTGGACCTACACATAACGTATTATCTATTCTCCAAACATCGACCATACAAGCAAATCCATTATTAAAGGATTTTCCTATTTGGTCAGGAGTATTGGCATCTTCATAGTCTTTTCCGTCAAAGATTCCCTGATAAGATATATATAACATAATGTATTTATGTCAACTAAACAGTTGGCTACCGCGTTATATATATGTAGACTGTAAAAATCTACTTCATTAACTTAAAGGAAACTTAAAATGAAAACATTAGCAATCGTAATCCTATCAACATTATCACTAACAGCAATGGCTCAGACTACAGCTCCTGCCGCTAAGCCAGCAACTGCTCCGGCCGCTACTGCACCTGCTAAAGCAGAAGTACCAAAAGAAGAAATGAAATTGGCTAAGAAAAAGGATGCTCCCAAGGCAGACACAAAAAGTGATGCCAAGCCAGCAAAAGCTGACGATAAAAAAACCGAAGCTTCTAAGAAGTAATCCATACAGACTTATCGCAATTAAAACTTGGGGACGTGATCCTAATAATGTTCTAATTGGTGATGAGGATATATTAGTCAATTCCCGTCGTATCATATTAAAGATTAAAACCTCTTTAACTAACGATGAGGAATTAACTGATTATGTCAAGTTAAGATTGTTTATAGGCAGAGAAATGGCTATGTCAAAATATAGAGAAATCTATCAAGTGGCATAAATATATATGAAGTTACGGGTTCTTCATAAAAACCTAACTTTTAAACACACACATAGGAGATATAAAATGTTTAACACAGCAACTTACGCCTTTATTGACGGCGTTTCAGACTTTAAA